GTTATATCATTAAAGACACACAGCTATGCAAAAATGACTCCCGGCAATATTGGGAATGTTTCTCTTCCAGTATACATTCGTGAAATATATAACATAGGAGTTAAAAATGGCTATAAGTTTCAGCGTAATAAAACTACCCTCGATCTACTCTATCCTAAGCTTCTTGCAGAATCTGATTTGAATGATTTTGATATTTCGGATATTTTGAAGTCTGCTGGAAAATCTTTACGTGATTTTCTCCTCTCCAAGGGCATTGATGAGGAAGGCTCTGAACGTAGCTGAATTAGGGGGTCCAATCATCTCATATAATTTATCAGATGTTTCTAGCTTGAATGTCGGGTAGGCTGAGATCTTATATAGTGCAGCCTTACCCTTATCACCCTCTGCATTTATTTCCTCAAATGAAATCTGTTTTCCTCCGTATGTGTAAGTGCGCGTCTTAAACATTTCTTTAAATGACGCCCATGGCTGTTGAGCATTTTTGCAGTGAGGACACCAGGTTGTGTAAAAAAACATAAACTTTGCTTGATTTTGATCAAGACCGTTTGAAGTTAGCGGCGGTACTCCTATGATGACACGTGCGCCTGGCGCAACACCAGTTACGGCATAATAGATGCCGATTAATGTTAATGAAACAAGAATAGCTATAACTAATTCACTCCACATCTTTACGAAATGAAGGATATAAAACCTTTGCATCTTTTCGCTGTTTTTCAAAATATTTAATATAAATATCTTCCTTAGCGATCAGCGGTTCGCGTATCATTGCCCATGCAACTTGTACTGTCTGCATTTCTGGTTCATACGGCTTGGGATGAATTTTAATCCACTTTCCTTGAAATCTTACTATGTCCATTTAGTTATCTAAAAGACATAGTGAGTAAGTTTCCATTTTTAACATTGAAAACGGATTAGACAGGTGCCAGTTTAGATAACTCAAATGGCGCCTAATATGAACAATCAAATTGTCAACAATAATCACATGGGAATCAAGAATCTGTTTGATGTCCTGGTTGAGATGCGAATTCGCTGGCCAAATCACAGGTGGTTACCTCCTTACATTCCTGCCAATGATAACCGTTGGCTTCTTCGGATTGAGCGAGGCCATCGCTACATGAATGTGGAGCTGGATATTGATTACGATGCACAGTCTGTTATTGCATGTGTTCTAGAAAATCATGGGTTTGAGCGACGTGAGTTTACTCCCTTGATGAACGCATTCATGGATGCGTTTGATTATTAGGGAAAACCAACAAGATGAGCGCCAATACCAAATCCTGCGCCCGTACGCGCGGAAGAGCCTACAGATGGCGCATAAACATCAAGAATAGCAAAGGTTGCCATTGCGACCAGAGCAATCATTCCGATCTCCGATACACGGAGACTTTTTCCACCCATATACGTCGGTAGCCAGTATGCAGCGATAGCTACTGCTAGACCCTCAAGACCATACTTAACAGCACGAGCGACAAGTTCACCAATATCTACACCTCCTGGCATAGAAGCTTGTTTAGGATGAGGCATTTATATCATTAAATGAAAATTATTGGCCAAATAGAAATACTAAGCCAGATATTACTCCTGCATGAACCGCAGCATTGGCCCATGTAACTTGCCCTCCCATAATCCACCGCTTATTTGGGCCCGGAGGTATAGAAAGAATTACACCCGGAGATAGTAAAAAAACACATAGAGCAACAAGTCCGACAGTCTGTAATGAAGCCATTTATACTAAAATACTTACAAAAAGTAATGAAGCATATACGCTACAGATTTTTAATAGATGAAGATGTAATAAAACATCACTCTATTCGTAATACAGCTATTATTCATTATGCAATAATGTGTTACTTAAATCACCCAGAAGGTTGGTCGACACAGGGTTATTTTTTTGAACCTGTTGACTCCCACGAAAAGGTTTCAATTCGTCTTGTTTTGCCAAAAACTATTAAAAATATTGCTGGTTGTAGCGAAAATCTTTCCTGTGCCGAGTTAGGGGGTCGGTTTATATATTTGAATGCAGATCGCTGGTTTCATGGTTCTGCAAAAAGTAAATTAAATTTAGACGATTACCGGCAATATTTGATATCCCATGAAATAGGACACATTCTTGGACATGGCCACGAAAAGTGTCCATGCAAAGGTTGTAAGGCACCTATAATGATGCAACAAACACTGGGTATCGGAAATTGCAAGCCAAACACCTCGTTAGAATAAGAACTTTCACAGACGCCTATATTTATAAATAAATGCCCGAACTAGAGACACTATCCAAGACAGATGAGAATGGTAAGGTAATAGACTACCTTGAAGAAGATACTGAAATTCCTACCCAGAGATATGTCATTCTTTCATTCCTTTCTCCTGAGAAGGTTATTAAGCAGAGAAATGAGTATTTCAATGAGCAGTTTATTCAGTGGCTAGAGTATGATTGGAAGGCTAAGGGTATGGAACACTTTGTAGCCTTCCTTTCTAAGAAGTACACTCTAAAGGTTGATGATCTCTTCAAGGATCTCGAGGAGTTCAAGAAGGTTCATAATGAGGAAATTGCCAAGACTGATATCAAGGAGCAGTATCAGGTATTTCTTCTTCAGAAGGAAAAGGAACTAGATGTACAATTTACTGAGCTTGTCAATTTCCAGACGAATGTTCGTGGAGTGAAGGTTCGTCGTGTCTTTCAGAGCCTTGAGGAGTGCCAAACTTATGCAAAGGTTCTACAGCGCCGTTGCCCCAACGACAATATCTTTGTTGGTAAGGTAGGAATGTGGCTTCCTTGGGATCCTTCCGAACATATGATGCCTGAGGTTGAGTATGCAGAACAGGAGCTGAATGAGATGATGCGTCGCTATAAGGAGGGTGAGGTAAATCGTGACATATTCTTTGAGGATGAAAAGCGGGAACGTATTAATGCTCATAAGAAGGAACAAGAGGAGAAGAAGCGCAAGAATCTTGAGGATGCCAAGAAGGATGCCGGTATTGCGGAAATCAAGGATCTAGACAATAGTTTCCAGCAGTCCATCTATCCTTCTGAGGGAGCCATTCGCGACCTTTAAAATCAAACTATAACATAAATGTCTGGTAGAACACAGCGTAACCGTAAGGTGACTCCAAAAGGAGTTCTATATAAAAAACAGTTAGCTGTTTCATCAAAAAAGGCAAAAAATAAATCTGATATGCAAGATCTCGTTAAATCAATGCAGGCTACTGATTTAGGAAGACCTACTGAAAGTGCAATAGCTGAGACTACAATGCTTATTCAATCTTCCGCTCCTAGGGGGCCGATTATTCAACCTGCAACCTTTGTACCGCCATCTGTAGATGGAACTATGAATAGTCTTTCATCTGCAATGAGGAGAACTACTTTGGGAGGTAAGCGTAGACGTAGACGTAGACATAGACATACTCGCAGACATAGACGTTAGTCACGATCCTTACCTTGCTGTTTAACATGTACCCAGGGACTACTGTTTTTCTTACGGAGATTATCGGGACTGTAATCATCTTGAGCTAACATTGCACTTGAAAATGGCTTATTATCAAGCCACAGAGAATCATCGCACATTTTAAATTGCGGATGATCTTGTGCCTTATACCAAAAAACTTGATCTTCAAGGCGATTCGACTGAACTCCGTTGCAGATTACTAAGCATTCGAAGTTTTCGGTACATTGATCCATAAACTGACAGAACATCTCAAATGTAGGAAACATTCCTGCATAGTTTTCATAAATTCTTCTGCGATTTCCAAGAATTGTTTCGCGAAGAATGAAAATAAAATCAACATTTGTTCTCAAATTTGGTGTAATACCAAGAGGATACTGCATAGTAATAATGGTCATTAAATCAATATGACGCCCATTCATGAAAACATATCGAGTAGATTCTTCCTTGATCCACGATGCATCATAAAGACAATCATCCAGAATCAGAAAAGCGCGAGGATCTATGCTGGAACTCCCACTTTTCTTGCCTTCATTTCTTTTGGTCTTTGCGCCAAGTTGTCTTTTGATAACACCCATAATGATTTCTGGCTTGTATTTATCATGTATAAGCTTGGATGGAACCATATGTTGGAAAAATTCATTGGCAACCTCAGTTCCCGAAATTACTGTACCGATAGGAAATGCAGATTGAGTATTAAATAGAATATCACGAACTAAGAAAGATTTACCAGTATCCTTTTTGCCGATTACAACTATCATTGGAGATTTTCTTGAACCAATACTGCACCGATCTTGAATCGTATCAATATTAAATTTTTTGATTTGAAAGTTCATCTTACTTATACTGCGTGAACTTTTTCATTATGCTTTAACCCTTCACTATAATATGGTCAAACGAAAGCAGACCAGTGACTTACGGACTGGAACTTTCAATATGAATGTACATAAATATACTTCTATGCCTCTATTGAAGACTACATCAGCAGTACATTGGGGTTATGAAAATGTTCAGCCATTTTTTCCTCCTGTTGAAAAATTATTCAAAACTCAAGATCTGGAAAATTTTTCAGACTATGGTATTCATTTTGATAATGAGATAGCGAGTGTTGTCTCTCCGACAGAAATTAGAACAACAACCGGAGAAACTGTAGAAATTCATCGAAAGAGCACAATGATTCTGAGTCCATTCAATTGGATGCAAAACGAGTATTCAACTCTAATTTTACCTACAACACAGGAAC